AGCAGTGGTATCAACGCAGAGTACTAGCGCGTCACGGGCGCCGCCAAAACGGGACGGGTGCGCGGCGAGTCTGTCGAGTGGACCCTTACGCTCGCCGACGGGCAAACCCTCACCCGCTGGATCGACGCACGCGAGGCGGTAGACGTCAGAGTCGCGGCGGGCACGTGGTGGCTGAAGTCACCGGGGGCCGCGGCCGCGGCATCCGACGCCGCCGCGTCAAAGATCCTCACGCGCTCCGGCTTCGATGACACGGTGCGCCGACTGATCGGGAAGCTCTCCGCGGTAACAGGGCCGGCCGACGCCGCCGCGATCCGTGCCGCCGCGAAGAAGCTCGATCGCCGCTGGGACACCATGAGCGCGGCGGAGCGCGGGCGCGTGATCTCCGCCGCCGCCGAGGGGCTCCGCGCGATCCCGCGCGTCGTGATCCCCAAGGTCTCTCAGATCCTCAAGGGGGACCTCAGCACGGTCGTCGAGGCGACGAAGGCGGCCACGGGCGAGCGCCACGGCTTCGCGGTGGGCGCGGACCTGAGCACCCAGGACATGCGGATCGTGGACTTCGCGGCCTCGAGCCAGGGGTCCTACATCACCGATCAGTACGGCCAGCGCGCGACGGCGTACGAGCAGCGGGCGCGGGACATCGTGGCGGACGGGCTCGACAAGGGGCTCGGGCGTGACGACATCGCGGCGCGCCTCGGCGAGGAGCTCACCGACCCAATGCTCGGCCGCTCGGCGACCTACTGGGATCAGGTCTCGAGCATCCACGTCGCGCGCGCTCGCGCCTACGGCCAGATCGCCGCGTACGACGACGCGGGGATCGAGAAGTTCCAGATCGAAGCCCGCGCTCGACGAGGTCACGTGTGTCCATCTGCCGGTGCATGAAACGGCAAGGACGTTCACGGTCGGTAAGTCGCTGGACCGGTACAAGGAGATCGAGGAGAGCGGCGATCCGTACGCGGTGGTCACGCGCCCAGCCGTTTATCCGCGTGGGGCCGCACGACAGACGGCGATCGGTTCCTCTACGCGGAGGGCGCGGGGCGGCAAGCAGCACTTCGTCGCCGAGGTGATCGAGGGACGCCACGGGCGAAAAGGGACGATGCCGGCGAGTACGGCAAGCAGGCGAGCGAAGACGACCTCCAGGAGATCGGGTGCTCCCAACCGGCGTTTCCACGGCCGGTGCCGGTGCGGGGACCGTCCCCCGCGTAGCCTTTCCCGGCCCCGGTCTGGCTGATAGCTTGAGCCGCATGTCCGATCCCGTGCCCCCAGGGGTTCCGCCTGTCCCGACCTCCTGAAACCGCAAGGAGGATCTCCAGACGGTCCACGGCCTCGATCCACGACCTCATCGCCGTGTCGTTCGTGACGCACCCCGTGGCGCACCGCACGCAAGCCGAGGTGAAGCGCCGAGGGAAGTTCGTGATCGGACACGTTCGCGATGCTCCGGCGTGAGAAGGGTTTCTCGCAGAGCCGCGCGATCGACACGCTCCCCTATGCGCTCAAGGCAATGCTCGACGGGGACGCCGTGGGAGCCGCCGAAGGAGAGGGCTGTACCGCGCGGCGGGCTGATCCCCATGGAAAACCACCCCGCAAAGGGGGACGCCCTTCGACGCTCCCTTTCAACAGGCGTGGGGGGCTCCGTTCCCGGCTCCCGATCAGGACCGATCCGTCGTACCCCGGACACGCCGGACGGCCGAGAGCGAGGATTGGCGGACCCAGGGCGACGGCCCGGATCCTCCAGAGCGCGTGGGCGCCCCAAGGGACTATGCGCGCGCGCTCGCGGCGCTCCGAGCTCGTGTAGCGAAGGCCGGCCCGGTCGATCTGCTCAAGCGCCGGATCATGCAGATGGTCAAGGGCGACGGGCCGATCTCGAAGCTCTCGTTCGCTGGGCTCGACCTCGAGATCGACCCGCCCCGCGGGGCTTCGTGCAGACCCGGGGAGAAGCCGGACGGATCCTCATGGGACGCGCGTCTACCTGCACGGACTACGGCTACTTCCCCGGCACCGAGGGGGGCGGACGGTGAGGGCGTCGGACGTCTATGTCGGGCCCGATCCCGAGGCGTCCGAGCGCGTACTGGATCGCGCAGCAGGACGTTCGGCGAGCCCGCCCCAGTTTCGACGAGTGGAAGTGCTTCGGTCGGGTTTCCCAAGCCCCCGCGCGCGCGCAGCTCGCGTTTCCGGCTCCACGCCCCCCCGCCCAGATCATGGGGGCCCCACCTACGAGGTCCCCGATCGCGGTGGTGCGCTCACTCCTCGGCGGCGAGCCTCGATCGGGCGGCCCTCGGGGGCGAGGAGCTCCTGGGCGCAATGCGGAAGGCGGGCGAGGGGTGACGCCGCGGCCGAGGGGCGTCGGCGAGGGGCGCACGCGCGGCCGCTGAGCGGATCGGGGAGATCGGCGGCGGGGGGCGGCCACAAGGGGAAGCCGGAGGGGCACGGCGGGGGGGCACAAGGGCGGTGCCAAGGGGCAAGCCGGCGGGCCCACAAGCCCGAGGGCCGCGCACGCTGGCGGGGGGCGCTCACGCTGGCGGCGGGGGCGCACGCGGGGGGGCGGCGCCGAGCACGGCGGGCGAGAAGAAGCCGGCGGCAAAGCCGAAGCCCACGGGCGGCGGCGGCGATGGGACGCCCAGCGAGGACGAAACACGGGCGCTTTGCGAGCAAGAGCGACGCGGTGATACAAGCGAAGGCGGAGGCCGCAATGGCAGACGAGAAGGTATCGAAGGGACTCCCGCGTCAAGAAGGACGCCGACATCTCGTTCGACGATCTCCGCACGATGGTCGGCGCGGCGGTAGACATCGCCCTTCCCGCCGGCCCCCCGTCGCCCCGGGCGGTTGCTCGAGCTCGTGCTGGGTCTCCGACATGTTCGACGACTACGCGGTGTTCAACCGCGACGGCAGCATGTGGAAGATCGGCTATTTCCTACGGGAACGGAGTGGGTCACGCTGACGGGGCGACCCCGTGCAAGTCGTGAGGCAATGGGCCCCCCGTCACGGGGGACGCCCCGCAGCAACGCAGGAGACGACGACCATGGCGACGAGCGCGACCCCCGGCCACCAAGACCACGAAGGACGACCCGGGAGCGGCCGCCGCTGACGGAGGCCTCGGGGGACGGGCTGCCGCCGGGCGGGGGGACGGTTCCGATATCGTGCTCCTCGCAAAACGACCGGCTCTCGTCGATCTGCGACGCGATCCAGGCGAACGGAAAACGCGCTCACCCCCCGAGATCATCCAGTCGATCGACGGCGTGTGCGCGATGCTCAGCGCGGTCGCCCCGGACTCTCCGGACGGCTCGGCGGCGAGCGACGACGACGAGAACGGGCTGGCGGGGGGAGGCCGGCGCGCCCGAGCCGATGTCGGCGAGCGCGAAGGGCCGCGATCGCAACGGCGAAGGCCGCGCGCGCCGCCGCCGCGGTAAAAGCGCACGGGCCCCAGAGCAAGGCGTGGCTGGGGGCGCGTCGCGAAGGCGGTGCGCAAGGCGAAGGCCGAGAAGGATCCGGCGAAAAAGAAGACGCTCAAGGCCGCGATCGAGAAGGCGCTTGTCTACGGCGCCCGAGGCGTTCGGCAGCGAGGCGGCTTGGATGAGCGGCCTCGGCCGGGGGAGAACATCCCCGAGTTTCACGGGACCCCTCGATCCAGCCCCACGACCGACGGCGCGCGCCCCCGGCGACCCCGGATCCGAAAGGGGCAGTACGCGGAGGATCCGAACTACGTGCCGGGCGACAACAGCCAGCAGGCCTACGACGCGGGCTCGCCTCAGATCGCCGAGAAGCTCGCAAAGCTCCGGGACCGGATCGTCAAGGCGGGGGACCACGCCGGCCGATCCCGCCGCCGCGGCACCCGTCGAGAAGTCGCACGGGGCGTGGGGGCCCCCGCCTACCTGAGCACGCTCCCCCGACAGCGCGTTTCCTCCACGTGGAGCCCGGCGTGCTCAAGGACGCCGCGGGGCCGCTCGAACCTCCTCCAGGGGGCCGTCAACCGGCTTCAGGCACTACGCGGTCAAAGATATCAACGGCGCGCTGAACGGCCCCCCAGGTCCGCAAGGCGATCCTCGAGATCCCGATGGCCGGGCTGGACCCGGCGGCGAAGGCGTCGCTGCTGAAACAGGCCGAAGCCCTGCTCAAGGAGGTCGAGAGCGACGAGGCGAGCGCGGTCACGAAGGGGCGCGCGCGGTGACGACGGCTGGCCGATGGACATGAACGACGAGCGGTTCAAGAAACGGCAAGCCGCCGGCGCTCCCCGGCGTTCGGGCGCGACAACCTCGGGCCGAAGTACGAGACGCGAAAGAAGGCCGCGGAGGGCCGCGGCCGCGGCAAAGAAGTGAAGCGAGGCGCCCCCCCTACCCGCGCGGTACACGACCGCCAAGGAGGGGGGGGCTCTACTCGCTCGGGCCCGTCATCACGAACGCGGCGGCGCTCCGCGAGCAGCTCGACACGATCGAGACGATCGAGAATGCGACACGGGGGGCCGCCGTCGTCGCCGCGCGACGTCGACCACTCGCTCGAGGAGCTCACGCGGCTCGCGAAGAACCTCGTCCGCGCCAAGGCCGGCGCACGTGCTGTCGGCGATCGAGACCCCCGGGGGGCGAGCGCCGCCCTCGAGCGCGGGGGGCGCCCCACGTGTGGCGCGTGCGCGGCGCGGATGGGGGTCGTCTTCGCGAGCAAGGGTGCGCCGGCGTACTCACCGCGGCTCGCTCCCCCTCTCGAAGCATGCCGACTTTGCGAAGCCGCCGACACGGCCCGTCAAGTTGCTGCGCAAGGGACGCCGGCGAGCCCGCCCGCCGCTGATCCCCAGGACATCCTCCCCCGAGGCCCAGATCGTCTACGGGATCGTCCCTCGAGCCCCAGGTCGTCGACAGCCAGGGCGACATCTACTCGGCCAATGAGGTCGAGAGCGCGTGCCACCTGTACCTCGAGAATTTCCAGGAGGTCGGGCATATGCACCAGACCATCCTGTCGAGCGACTCGGCTCGGGTGGTCGAGAGCTACATCGCGCCGTGCGACTTCGAGATGGGCGGCCAGGCGGTCATCAAGGGCTCATGGGTGATCGCGCTCCACATCATCAACGACGACCTATGGGCCCAGATCAAGGGCGGGGATCTGACGGGTTTCTCGATCGGCGGATGGGCCCAGCGCGTCCCCATCGCCGGCGATCCCGAGGCGGTCGGCTGATCCGATCTCATTGACCGGGGAATCCGCACTGATACCGTGACGCTTGTGCCCGGCGCAGAGACACCCGACGCGAGCGACGACAAGGACGCGACGCATCGCCTCTTCGGGATCTTCGTCAAGGAGGTCTCTCTCGTCGATCGCGCCGCGAACAAGCGCACCTTCCTCGTGACCAAGAGAGACACCACCATGGCAAAGGCAGCCAAGACGACCGTCGCGAAGGGCCCCGAGCAAGGCGCCGCCGAGACGGCGGCCGATGCGGCGGGCTCGCCCCCGGGCGGTGGGCCTGACGGCGCGGGCGCTCCGACGCAAGGCGGTACGGGCGACGCCACCGAGGGCAAGCTCCCCGCGATGCAGCCCCAGGCAAAGGACGCGCTCCTGCAGGCCCTCATGGGGCTCGCGACGAAGCTCGTGGACGTCTCGGACATGGTGAAGGACGCGCCCACCGACGAGAACGCGGCGGGCCCCGCGCTCCCCCCGAGCGTCGCCAAGGAGCTCACCGAGATCTCCCAGGCGCTAAACGGCATGCTCGCTCAGGCCGGCACCGCCCCCGCCGCTGACGGCGCCGGGGCGAGCCAGACGAAGGATCTCGAGGGCGCTTCCGAGAACGGCGGCGTCGTTGCCCAGGGCTCGCAAAAGAGTGAGGCGGCGATCGTCGCCGGGGTCGAGAAGGCCGGGCGCAAGATGGCGAAGGAGAGGCTCTCTCGCCTCGCTACCGTCCTCTCCACGCTCTCGGGGATCTACCGCGAGCTCAATACCGAGAAGGGCGCGGCAGTCGCGAAGGCCGCCGTTCCGCCGGGCGCGGTGGCGATCACGAAGGGCGAGATCGATTCGATGGTCGGCATGCTCGAGGAGCTCACGAAGGCTCGCGAGACGGACCGCAAAGACATCGTCGCCGCGCAGGAGACGATCCGGGGGCTCACCGCGGCGAACGCGGAGCTCGCAAAGCGCACCGGCGCGCCCAACTCCCTCAGCGTTGAGGGCGGCGGTGGCGGCGGGGCCGGCGGCGGTGGCTCCGTCGGCTGGCCGATGGACATGAACTCCGCGCCGAAAACGAATGGTGCAGCCGCTCGGCGGCCGTGAGAACCTAGACACACCCGCGAGCAGAAAGGGTCACTTTCCCATGTCCACGAACGGCTTCCTCCCGAACCTGACCTTCCTCCAGAAGGCGGACCTCGCCCTCTCGGACCTCACGAGCGGCGGCGGCATCCTCCAGCCGGAGACCGCGCAGAAGTTCATGAGGATCCTCATCGACGAGAGCGTGGTGATGAAGCTCGCCACCGTCGTCCCGATGAAGAGCTTCAAGATGGAGGTGCCGAAGATCCGGTTCATGAACCGGATCCTCCGCGCTGGCCAGGAGGGCGTCGCGCTCGCCGCGGGTGACCGCGCGAAGCCGAACCTCACGAACGTCGAGCTCGACGCGGCCCTGTTCAAGGCCGAGGTCCGGCTCCCGAACGAGGTGCTCGAGGACAACATCGAGCGCGATCAGCTGAAGCAGACGATCATGCAGCTGATGGGCGAGGCGATCTCGCGCGACATGGACGAGGTCGGGATCCAGGGCGACCCGACGAGCGGCGACCCGTTCCTCGCGAACCTCCCCGCCGGCGGCGCGCTGTACCAGGCGACGAGCAACATCGTCGACGCGCAGACCTCGGTTCTGAACAAGAACGTCCTGAAGTCGTGCCTCAAGTCGATGCCGACGCCGTTCCTCCGGAACAGCACGCTCCTCCGGTTCCTGACGCACAACTATGCGGTCATGGACTACCGCGACACGATCGCGTCGCGCCAGACGCCGGGGGGCGACTCGTTCCTCCTCGAGAACGCCGAGCCCACGTACTCGAGCATCCCGGTCACCCAGGTGCCGCTCTTCCCGACGGACCTCGGCGGCGGGACGAACTGCACGGACGTGCTCCTCACCGATCCGAAGAACATCACCGTCGGCATCTGGCGGGAGATCCGGATGGAGACGGACAAGGACGTCTCCGCCGGCGTCGTGATCATCGTCGCGTCGCTCCGGTTCGACGTCCGCTACGCGGAGCAGACGGCGGTCGTGAAGGCGATCAACGTCAAAGTCTCCGGCTAAGCGGAAGCCGCCACCCTCAAGAGCCGGCCCTCGAGCCGGCTCGCCAACCTCTCGAGTAGGAGTAACGGATCATGATCGGAGCACTCACGAGCATCGACCAGTCGGGCGTTCAGCCGAGCGCCCCGACCTTCCACGATCGCCTTTCGTTCGCGGGGGACGGTGCGTACCCCACGGGCGGGACGGTCGGCCTGGAGGCGGCGATCCAGAAGCTCCGAGCGGACGGGCGCGCGCTGATCGCGGTCATCGGCCAGGACTGCGGCGGCTATGTCGTCACCTACGACGAGGTGAACGACAAGCTCAAGGTCTGGACGACCCCGGCCGGCGGCGGCGTGCTCGTGGAGGTCGCGAACGCGGCCAACCTCAGCGCGGTCACCTTCAATATCGTCGCGATCTCGCAGTAAGCGAGAGCGGACCACCACCTCGCGGAGCGCTAGCCAGCCATGACGACCCCGATCAACGCTTTCGGCATCAAGGACGACTTCGGCTCGGGCGGCATCGGCCTCGCTCCGGACGGCGCCTCGGGGCCGAGCTCGACGCCGGCGAGTCCGCCCTTCACGAACGCGGCGAACGCGCGCGACTTGTTCCGAGCAATCCTCGGGAGCAAGTGGGTGTACAACTACGCCAACGCCGCGGGGCTCACCGCCTCACTCGCGGTCAATCGCCAGGACGGGCAAGAGGCCCGCAAGCTCGACGACTACACCTCCTGGGTGTGGAAGGCGGCCGACGCGACGGCGGCCGACACGGCGCACATCGCCCCAACGGACGTGGGCGCTGGGGCTGGGCGCTGGGTGAACACGGCCCTCGCGCTCTCGCCGGCGACGGACTCCGAGCCGGGTTCCATGAGCGCGGCCGACAAGACGAAGCTCGACGCCTACCCGGCGAACGGGATGAAGGTCTTCTCGACCACGCTCGTCGCTGGCTCGAGCCCCGCGGTCTCGTGCCCGGGCCTCGCGTCAACGAGCCGGATCACGCTCGGTCGCTCGGCCGTCAACGCCAGCACCGCCCTCGGCGAGCTCGCCGCGCTCACGGCCGACCGCGTCACCGGCGGGTCGGGATCGTTCATCGTCCGGGCGCTGACGCTCGGTACGCCCGGGACGCCGCTCGCGGGCGACCTGTCCTCCGTCGAGGCGCACGTCGTCCTGTAACGAGCCGCGCGCGGGCATAACGCCGGCGTAAGGCCGAGGCAGCCGCGAGGCTCCCTCGGCCTTTCCTTTTGCGGCGCCCGGCGTCATGCTCGGCGCTCGCCCCATTCACGGGGCCGGAAGGACAACCCATGGCAGCTACGAAGCAGACGGGCCGCAGAAAGCTCGAGCCCTTGATCGCGAAAGCGAAGGCCGAGAACAGGATCCTCGTGCGGCTCAAGCCGCACGCGCCCAAGAAGGGCCACCGGCTCCTCCGGTTCACGGCGTTCGGCGTCCTCTTCGAGGAGCAAAAGGGCTGGTACGACGTGGACCCCCACGTCGCCGAGTACCTCAGCAAGGTGCGGGCGACGCCGGACGACCCCGAGTCGCCGTTCCTCGCGTTCGACGTGTGCTCGCCTGAGGAGGCGTCGAAGATCAACAACGCGGAAAACGAGCTCGCGATCCGCCAGGGCAAGGCGGCGCCGACGGGGGCCCACAAGGTCGTCGCGCGCGACGTGCGCTCGGGGACCGACATGGGGCCGAAGATCACGCCCCCGCCCGGGTACGACGTGACCACCGAGGATCTGAAGCCGGCCCCGAAAGAGGTCCCGCAGCGCTCGATGCGCGCGGCAAAGGCGTAGGGCTATCAAAAGGGGTCGGGCGCGCAGTACCCCCAAGAAACGCATGGCCCTCGCCCCGAGAGGGGGCAACGGAGCCCGGGCGCTAGACCCGGCCAAGGAGAGGGCAAGTCCGAGCCGGCAACCCGTGGAACGCCACCACGGGCCCGGCAAGGCGCTTCCTGATAGGCTCGCTCTCGTGCAGAGCGCGATCGGCAAGGGCGACACCAGCTCGGCGGCCAACCCGCTGATCGATGCGTGGTTCCAGATGGCCACCAGTGTGGACGATGACAACACGGGGACGATCCAGTCGATCCTTACCGACCCCGAGTCGCTCACCTTCGTGATCTCGGCCGAGCAAGAGGACGGCTCGCTCGTGACGGTCTTCACGGGGACGACCGACCTCGTGAACGACCAGGTGCTCGACCCGCTCACGGGCGCGCCGCAACCCGGGCACTACGCCGCCGCGTTCGCGGTGAGCGCGTTTGACCCGGCGATCACCGCCGGCACCCGGTGCTCGATCGCGTGGTCGTGGGTGATGCCCAACGGGGCGGTCGGCACCATGACGCGGGAGTTTGACGTCCTCGCGAACGTGCCCGGCGGGATGCAAGGTGGATCGGGCTGGGGCTACTGCACGCCCAGCGACCTGCGGCGTGAGGGCTTTACCCCGGCTCGCTGCGATGATCGGCGGCTCCTCCGGCTCATCTCGATGCAGAGTAAGTACGTCGACCGCGTCACCGGCCGCTTCTTCGAGCCGAGGTACGTCGCCCAGACGCTCGACGGCTCGGGCGGCCGCGCGATGCAGCTCGGCGATCCGATCATCGCGCTCCAGCTCGTGACCCTCGGTAACCCGGTGGTGAACACGATCGCGCCCGAGAGCTTCCGCGTCTTCAACCGGCACATTACCGCCGGCCTGACGAACCCCGACGACCGCGACGATCCGAAGATCGAGTTCGTGCACTTCCGCGACATCTTCGGCCGCCAGCGCTCGGCCTCGATCGACTCGCCCCTCTTCGGCGTCCCCTTCCGTGACCTCTTTTTCCCGAGCGGCGTGAACAACGTCACCGTCACAGGTCTCTTCGGGTACACGGATCCCGACCGATCATGCGCGGGGATGACCCCGGATCTGATCCGTCACGCGACCATGCTCCTCGTGGCCCGCGAGACCGCGCGCGTGGCCTCGGACGATCGCGACGAACGCAAGCGCCACCGCATGCTCAGCGAGGGCACCCGCGATCAGCGCTACATGCTCCAGGCCGCGAGCGAAGGCGCGCTCACCGGGGGACCGCGAGATCGACGACATACTTTTGATGTTCATGCGGCCGATCCACATCTCGTCGCCATGAGGGTTCGCCTAATCCGCCCGCTGCTCGTCGGCATCCGCCAGCTCGACACGCCGGCGACGAAGGCGACGGGCGGCTACGACGACGACTTCGGGACGGTGCGCGTCGCGCTCAACCCCGAGGGGCGCCGCGTGAGCGAGCGCGTCGAGAAGGCCGAGATCCGCCTCCGCGGCCAGATCGAAGACCAGACGATGAACTCCCTCCGGATGTTCAACGCCGGCAACTCGCCGGAGGCGAAGCTGGCGGTCACGTTCTCGTACCGCGATCTCGAGGAGGCGGGGCTCGTGGACACGGAGAGCAAGCAGCCGCTCCTGAACGTGAACGACCGGCTCGTCGCGATCTACACGCCGGAGGGCGCGCTGGCCCTCGGGATCCGGCCGCCGGGCCTCTACGCCGTCGAGGTGCGCCCCGCGGTCCTCTCGCTCGGCGGCCGCCCCGGGGATCGTGGTGGTGCGCTTCAATGACCGCGCCCTCAGCCAGTCGCCGGCCTGATGCAGGTCTCGATCAAGCTCGAGGACCCGGCGACGTGGCGGCGCGCGAGCGAGTGCCTGGCTGACGCCCAGAACCTCGACGCGCACTTCCAGAAGGCGGTCCTCGCCGAGCTCCAGTTCTTCCGGAAGAAGATCATCGAGGGGTTCAAAAGCGAGGCGCCGGGCGGGCGCAAGTGGGCGCCGCTGAAGCCGGTCACGCTCGCGATCCGCGCGTTCGAGGGGTTCAAGGGGACCAAGATCCTCCAGGTGTCGCGTGACCTGATCGGCTCGATCAGCGTGATCCCGATCGCCGAAAACCTCGGGGGCTTCGTCGGCGTGGCGCGCTCGGCCGCGCGCAAGGACGGCAAGGACCCCGTCAACGTCGCTCGGATCCAGGAGGAGGGGCGGACCTACACCGCAAAGATGACCGACCGCCAGCGGCGCTACATCTTCGCCGCGCTCGCCGCCGCTGGCATCCGGGACGAGCCCACCGCCGGCGGAGCGAGAGGCGGAGGCGCCGTCACGATCCGCATCCCCTCCCCGCCCGTTCATCTCGCCGATCTTCGATCAGTACGGCGACCCGGACGCGGTCGCGGAGTCGATCCTGGCCCGGGTGTGCCTGAGCCTGAAGGGCGCGCTCGGGAAGCCGGACGGGGGGCGCGACGCCGCGGCGGTGATACGTTGGCGGCGTGGCCGTAACGATCACCTCCGTGAGCCCCGCCGCTGGCCATACCGGCGGCCGCAACCTCGTCGAGATCGACGGCACCGGCTTCGTGCCCCCCACGCAGCTCGAGCCGCTACCGAGCGGCGTCACGCCCGTGGGCCCCCCGAGCGCCGCGGTGTACTTCGGCGGCGTCCCCGCTCTCACCGTGGCGGTGCTCTCCGCGACGCAGATCTATGCGACCGCGCCGCCGATCCCGCCCAGCGTCGACGCCTCGGGCCGGCTCTCGAGGCCCACCGTCGTCGACGTCGTCGTCCAGAACCTGGACGCCCATGGCCGGCCGATCCCGGGGCAGAGCGCCACCGCCGCGAAGGCGTACACCTACCAGCTCCCCGACCTCACCGCGGAGAGCGACCTGGCGCGGCTCGTGCGGACATGGATCCGGCTCCTCAAGGCGCAGATCACGCCGAATATCTCGTGGCCGAAGAGCACCGACTACGACCAGGAGACGGGCGACTTCCTGTCCATGGTGGACCTGCCCCAGCTCCCCGGGCTCGTGGTCGCGGACACCACGCTGAGGACGAACGACTTCTACGCGAGGCGCGACCCCGTGGAGGTCGACAACGGGGACGGGACCTACACCACGAAGGCCCCCCCGGACACGGTGGACCTCGTTTTCACGATGGTCGGGATCTCGAACAACCCCGACGAGCTCCTCAACCTCGCGGCGGTGTTCAAGCGGTTCCTGCGCAAGAACCCGCGGATCACCATGCCGCGCGACCCGACGAACGCGGCGCTCGGGAACGTGCATTACGAGCTGAGCTGGTCCGAGGGGAAGGAGCTCCGCATCACCGCGGCGGCGAACGCGAACAACCTGTCGAACTTCTCGTACGACATGGCGATCATCGGCTTCGACATCGAGGACATGCTGGGGGCTCCCCGTGGGCGGCCCGGGCGACGACGGGCGCCAGCACGAGGCGACGATCGCGGTCTCGAGCGAGGGCCGAGACGATCTCGATCCTCCCGACGCTCCGTTTGCCGGCGCCGATCGACGGTGATTGATACTTGGGTCCGCCCTGATACCCTCCCGGTAAGCCGCCCGGGTGTGCCGGGCACGGGAGGCCCCCAGTGACCGTCACCCTCGAGAACCGCACGGCGCGCCGCCAGCTCTTCCACCTCACGCATGCCCACGCCTGCGCGGACGGCGAGGCCGGGACGTGCTCGTGCAAGCGCATCACGGTCGGGGTCCAGGATCACAACCCGACCACCGGCGTGCGCACCCTCCGCGCGCATAAGCGGCGGCTCCCGGACTCGATCACCCTCAACGCGCGGCTGTCCGACGGGTCGAAGGTCTCTGGCCTCCCCGACAAGATCATCGGCGACCCCGCGGTGGCGAAGGCCATCAAGGCGAAGCGGATCGCCTGGAGCAAGGACCCGGAGACGGTGGGCGCGCGGCACCCCAAGGAGCTCGCCGCGCAGCACGCCCAGCGCACCGCCAAGGCGGCCGTCGAGGCCGAGAAGGCCCACGCGGCCAAGGGGGCGCCCCCCGGCCCCACCGGCGTAACAGGCCCCACAGGGCCTAGCGACGAGAGCGGCCCCACCGGGCCGGCGGGCATCGGCGAACCAACGGGCCCGGCGGGCGATCACAAGGCGGAGGGCTGATCCATGGGAAGCGTCGATAACCTCGCGAGCAGCGTCAACACGATCGAGGAGGCGCCCAAGGTCATCGTCATCCCCGCGGCGCCCACGGCGATCTACGGGCTCGTCGGCTGCACAAGCAAGGGCCCGGTCGATACCGAGGTGATCTGCAACGGCCCCGACGACTTCGAGCGCGTCTTCGGCTCCTACATCGCCAACGGCGACGCGATCCTGGCGATGGAGGGGTTCTTCGGGAACCAGGGCTCCGAGCTCCACTTCGTCCGCACCGTGCACCACGGCGACTCGACGGACCCCACCAGCAAGACCAGCGCGCCGGCGATGCTCACGCTGGACACGGCTGGCACCGCCGCCGGCCCGGCCAAGGCGGTATCGACGAACCCGGCCCCGTGGCTCGTGAGCACGGGCCAGACGCTCGCGGTGATCGTGGATGGCGGCTCGACTCTCACCACGACCTTCACCGGCGCGGCGGCCTTCGTCCAGAGCTCGACGGCCACGTTCGACCTCGCCAACGGCGAGACGATGCTCGTCGGCGTCGACAGCTACGCGGGGGGTGCTCCGCAGACGATCACGTTCACGACCAGCCAGTTCGTGTCGATCGCGGCGGCGACGGCGGCCGAGGTGGCCGCGGTCTTCAACGCCCAGTTCATCGGCGGCGCCGCGATCGTGACCAGCAACAAGGTCCAGTTCCAGAGCGACACGATCGGCACGGCGAGCGTGCTGAACGTGACCGGCGGCACGGCACTCACCGCGCTCGGGCTCACGGTGACCGAGCACGTGGGCTCGGGCAACTGCGCCAACCTAAACGCGGTGCAGAGCGCGGAGGCGATCGCGCTCCTCACCGCCGCGGCCTCGGGCGCGTTCGTCGCCACCTACGCGGAGAGCGCCCTCACCCTCGCGTCGGCCGGCGCCGGCACGAGCCACACGATCCAGGTCACGAGCGGGAGCACGGCGGCCAGCGAGTTCGGCTTCAACGCCGCGATCCACTCGGGCACCAACGCGGCGGTCGCGCCCACGCTCGTCGCGAGCGGAACCGACGGCACGTACGGCAACGCGATCACGATCGCGGTGCTCCCCGCCACGAACGGGACCTCGGGGTACTTCAACCTCCAGTTCCTCCAGAACGGGATCGCGCAGGAGACGTGGCCGAACGTGAACATGTTCGTCGGCGACCCGAGGTACTGCCTCACGGTCGTCAATGATCCGAACACGGGATCGACGCTCCTCACGCTTGCCGACCAGTTCGCGAGCGGGAACAACGTACCGGCGCAAGGGACGTTCGGCCCGATGTCCGGGGGCCTCGACGGCCTCGTGGGCCTCAACGACGCCGACTACGTGGGCGGCACCGGCGCCAACGGGGACGTCGGCCTCCGCGCGCTCGATGCCGTCGCCCAGCTCACGCTCGTGAGCCTCCCCGAGCGGCCCACCGCCGGCGGCGCGAACGGGATCGTCACGTACGTGGAGGTCTACCGCAACGGTTACTGCTTCGGGATCCTCGACCCGCCGCTCAACCTCACCGCGTCCGAGATGGTGAACTACGTCCAGAACACCGCCGCGCTGACGAACCTCAGTGAGCGCGTCGCGATCTACTGGCCGAACATCCTCGTCTCGAACCCGGCCTCGAGCGTGTACGGGACGGCGACGACGATCGTGTGCCCGCCCTCGGGGCACATCGCCGGGCGCTTCGCACGCACCGACACCGCCTCTCCGTGCGGGGTCTTCGACCCGCCGGCGGGCTCGACGAACGGCGCGCTCCTCAACGTCGCCGGCGTCGAGAACGCCGACGTGCTCAAGGAGACCACGCGCCAGATCGTTTTCCCCGCGCTGATCAACCCGATCAGCAAGGAGACGGGGACGAGCTGGTTCCTGGACGGCGCGCGCACGCTCAAGGACGACGGCAACTGGCCGACGATCGGCGAGCGGCGCGGCGTGATCTGGGTCGAGATGAGCATGAAGACGGGGCTCGTCGATCTCCGGCACCGGAACATCAACGATCGCCTGCTCAAGGAGGGTTTCGACGCCGCGGAGCTCTTCCTCCTCGGCCCAACGGTCGCGGGGAAGCTCGCCTCGACGGACCCCGCGAGCGCCTTCCTCGTGGACTTCGGCCCTGGGCTGAACAACGCGGCGACGAACAAGGCGCGCACGGTCTGGGGGCGCCTCGCCATCGCCACGAGCGAGCCCGCGGAGTTCGTGAACCTCCTGATCGCACCGGACACCCGGCTCCTCGACGCCGAGCTCGCCGCGCTGGCGACCCAGCAATAACCGCCACGCCCCCGGGAGGGTCCGCAGATGCCGATCATTGGCCAGCCTCGCAGCTACTTCAAAAAGTTCCTCTTCACGGTGGAGATCCCCGGCGTGACCTTCGCCGGCTTCCAGAAGTGCAGCGAGCCCAAGATGACCACCAGCGTCATCGAGCAATGGGAGGGCGGCCGCATTGTCGCGGACAAGTCGCCGGGCCGCATCAAGACCGAGGACGTCACCCTCGAGCGCGGGGCGACCAAGGATCTCGACCTGTACGCCTGGTACCTCCAGGTGAACGACGCCGCGAGCGGCAACGGTGCGGTCGACGACCAGTACAAGAAGACTGTGAACATCGTGCAGCGTGACCGGGACGGCTCGGTGCTCCGGCGCTGGGAGCTCAAGAAGGCATGGCCGACGGTGTACGGGCCTGGCGACTGGGACAACACGGTGGACGGCAACGGCATCGAGACCATGGTGCTCACCTACGAGTATCCGGAGCCGAGCGACAAGCCCGCTCCCCTGCAGTGATCAAGCAGGCTCCGGGGCGCGCCATGCCAGTGATCGGCCAGCCCCGGAGCTACTTCAAAAAGTTTCTCTTCACCGTCGAGATCCCCGGGGTGGGGTTCGCGGGGTTTCAGAAGTGCTCCGAGCCCAAGATGACCACGGGGCTCGTGGAGCAATGGGACACCGACGGCGACAAGCCCACGGCCGACAAGTCGCCGGGGCGCATGAAGACCGAGGACGTGACGCTGGACCGGGGCGCCACGAAAGACCTCGGCCTGTACGCCTGGTACCTCCAGGTGAACGACGCCGCGAGCGGCAACGGTGCGGTCGACGACCAGTACAAGAAGACTGTGAACATCGTGCAGCGTGACCGGGACGGCTCGGTGCTCCGGCGCTGGGAGCTCAAGAAGGCATGGCCGACGGTGTACGGGCCTGGCGACTGGGACAACACGGTGGACGGCAACGGCATCGAGACCATGGTGCTCACCTACGAGCGCGCCGCGCCGACCTGATAGAGTGGCCCCCGGCGCCGCCCAAGGCGCCAAGGAGGCCCCCATGATTCTGACTTGCCCCTCAGGGCTCAGCGGCGAGGTCCGCAGCCTGAAAGTGAAAGAGCTCCAGCGGCTCGCCGACCCCTCGCTCGCGCGCGGCGGACGGAACATCGACGTCATGCTTGGCGTCTTCACCTCGATCACAGACCCCGGCCCGTACAAGTGGGAGCCTGGCTCGCAACCGGTCTGGGACCAGGTACTCACCGGCGACCGCTTCTCGGCGCTGATCGACGTGCGGTGCGCCACCTGGGGCCCGTCGTACGAGTTCACGACGCGGTGCGAGGAGTGCCACGAGCCCTGCGAATGGGAGCTCGATCTCCGCGACCTACCGCGCCGCAAGTTCCCGACGGAGACGCTCGACGCGCTCAAGGACGGCGGCGCCAACCGCTTCGAATGCGAGGGCCCGAGCGGCGAGCTGGTCAGGTTCAAGCTCTTGTACGGCGCCGACGAGAAGGCGATCGAGAAGTACCGGCGCGACCACGGCGGCCTGTACGGGCTAGGTGACGCCCTCGAGCGGAAGATCCTCAGCGTGGAGGGCATCGACAGCGGCGCGCTCCGCGCCTGGATCGCGAACCTCGACGCGAAGCCCGCTCACGACCTCGCGCTCCGCATGGACCTCGCGGACGGGGGCGTCGACACCGACATCGAGATCGTGTGCTCGAAGTGCCAATGGCAACAGTGGGTCTCCCTCCCTTTCGGCAAAGCCTTCTTCGTACCGGCGACGAAACGTCGCGCGCCGACGACGGAGAAGGATCCGACGACGCCGACGACGCCGGCAGCCAACGCGGTGGCGCCGACGCTCAGCCAGGCCGGCTACACCTCGGAATACTCGGCGAGAAGGACTGGTTAGAGCCGATCGGGCCAGCGAGCGCCGTGGCGGGGCTCTGGGGAGGCTGGGACGTGCAGGCGTGGCGCCGGTTCGTCCGAGACCTCTCCTACGTCGCGCACGGCGGCTCCGGCTACGCGCACGGCTACCGCGACATCCTCGAGATGGACGCTTACGACGCCTTCCGGTGGGTCGAGATGCTCGAGGACGCGCGGGAGGAGACGGCACGGGCGATGAAACGAGCGCAGCAAACGGCCCAGCGATAGGCTCCGAGTAAGGACGGAGGGGTAGGACCATTCTCAATAACCTTGGCCTCGGGTTCGCGATCACCGCGAAGAACCTGGCGAAAGCCGTGTTCCAAGAGGTGCAGGGCGATCTCGACAAGACGAAGGACAAGGGGAAGGAGACCGCCGAGGCCCTCGAGAAGATCGGCGAGGGGATGAAGACCACCGGCACCGTCGTAGCGGCGGTCGGTGGCGCCCTCCTCGCCACGCTCGCCCTCGGGGCGGTGAAGGCGCACGAGCTCGAGGAGGCGTTCAAGCTCGTCGAGACCCGGGCCGACGAGAGCGTGCTCCCGATCGAGAAGGTGCGCGCGAGCGTCCTCGCGCTCTCGAACCAGTACGGGACGGCCCAGACCGACCTCGCGCGGGCGTACTACGACGCGATCGGGCTCGGCGCGACTACCGCCGCGAGCTCGCAGGCGCTCGTCACCGCGGCCCAGCAACTCGCGGTCGGCACGCAGACCGACCTGAAGACGGCGATGGACGTGACCGCGCAGGCCGCGCGGGCGTTTGGGATCCCCCTTGAGCAGGCCAGCACCGTCGCCGACCAGCTCTTCGCCGCGAGCTCGCGGGGGGCCGGAAGCGTCGGAGACCTCGGCGAGAGCCTGATCCACCTCGGCCCCGTCGCTGCACAGGCCGGGCTGTCCAGCCAAGAACTCCTCGGCGCGGTAACCGCTCTGGCTGAGCACGGACTACGCGGCCGCGTGGCGATGTCGGGGATGAAGGGCGTGCTCGACGCGATCGCCGCGCCGACCGCGGAGGCAAAGCAGCAAGCGGCCGCGCTCGGGCTCACGCTCGACAAGGCGAAGATCGCCGCGATGGGGTTCGGTCCCTGGCTGGAGACCCTCGCGAACAATTCGCACCTGACCGCGGCGGCAATGACGAAGCTCGGGCTCGGGGGCGAGGCGTCCGTCGCCGTCCTCAGCCTGCTGAAGAACAAGGGTGCGGACGCCGTTGAGGCGATCGGCCAGATCAGTGACTCGGCGGGATCGGCGGCCGACGCGGCCGAGCACATGACCGACGAGTTCAAGCGGCTCTCCACGCTCAAGGACAACGCGCTCGCCGCCCTCGGGAAGGGGCTGCTCGACCTCCTCTCGCCGCTCGTCAAGGTGGCGAACAACACGCTCGAGTTCTTCACGAACCTGAGCCCCGCGACCCAGAAGCTGATCGCCGGCGGGATCGCTCTCGCCGGCGTCGCGCTCGTCCTCACGGGCGTGATCATGGCCGCCTACGGCGCCTTCCTGCTCTTCGACAGCGCCGCCGGGGCCGCGGCCGTCGCCGTCGCGATCCTCGGGATCGAGATCTTCGCGCTCGTGGTGGGGGCCATGGCCGCCCTCGCGGTGGCCTGGTTCGTCGTCAAAAAAGCATGGGATGCGGACCTCGGTGGCATCCGGGAGATCGTGCTCAAGCTGTGGGGCTCGGTGAAGCTCGCCTGGGATGGGCTCACCCAGCTCTTCACGCAAGGCGGCTTCTCGGGGGCGGTGCGCGAGGAGCTCGACAAGGCGGGCAACGCGGGGATCAAGAACTTCGCGATCACGATCTTCCTCTGGGCCCACCGGATCGAAGCGGCGTGGGACGGGATCTCGGCGGGCTTCTCGGCGGCGTTCGACGCGATGGGCCCCGTGATCGCGGACCTCGGGGGGATCTTCACGGACCTCGCGGGCGCGTTCGGCGACATCATCGGCGGCCCCAACGACCCCAAGAAGGCGACGAGCGCGTTCGAGGAGTTCGCGGCGGCGGGCCGCGGGCTCGGGGACGCCCTCTCCATCGTGGCGCACGCGATGGCGATGACGATCCGCATCGCGCTGATCCCGCTGCGCATGGCCGTCGCGCTCCTGACGGGCGACTGGGACGGGTTCAAGCGGGCGGCGCTCGACGCTTTCGGCGGGGTGATCAAGGGGATGATCGCCATGGCCTCGATCGCGGCCGGGATCGCGGACAAGCTCGCCGGCGTGTTCGGGAAGAACCTCGGCGCCGGGAAGGCCGTCGCCGACTTCGGGAAGGGCCTCGGGCTCGACGACAAGGGCGCCGCGGGCCCTGGCGGGGCCGCCGTGCACGGTTTGGACGTGGCGGTACCAACGACCACGATCGGGCCCGACTCGCCCGCTGTCATGGCGGCCGTGGGCGCGGAGCGCCGTCTGTCCTCCGGGCTCAAGGACCCCACCCTCGAGCAAGACCGGAGGATTTACGACACGATGGCGCCGATCCTCCAGGCGATCAGGGAGGCGGGCAACCGCCCGATCCAGATCCACGTCGACGGGGAGAAGATCGCCGAGGTCACGAAGGCGGGGGCGACCCGGAACGAGAACCGCTCGTTCGGAGCTCACCCCTCGCCGGGCTGATAGAGTAGGGCCGTGCCCGACTACGACCCGACCCAGGAGCCCGACCGGCTCACGCTCGGCAAGCTCGACACGGGCGACATGCTCGAGGTCCAGTACAACCCCGAGCAACTCAAGGAGGCGCTCAAGCCGATCTACGCAAAGCTCCAGATCCTCGGCATGAGCCACGAGCCGCTCCAGTACGGGTACACCGAGAACTTCTCGGTCAGCTTCGACCTCAAGTTCGACGCGGTGACGCGGTACCGGAACGGCACCTACGACGTGAACGCGGCCCGCCGGTTCCTCCTCGGCGCGGGGTACGCGCGCCGGAGCGGGTCGGCGAAGCTCCTCTCCAACGGGCAGCCCACGAGCGTCGTCGTCATCTGGCCGAAGCTCTACACGCTCACGTGCAAGATGATGGCGTACGCCGGGGACCTCACCACGTTCGCGAGCGACGGCAGCCTCCTCCGCTTCACGGCGCACCTCCAGTTCGAGGAGGCGCGGGATATGCGCCTCTGGGCCGAGGACGTCGAGTCGCAAGGCACTGTCCGCCCCGTGAACGCTCCCGTGGACCCCTACGACACCACCGCGAACGGAGGCTGAGAGCGTGCCGCCCCGCCGATACAGCCGCTACCAGTACAGCGCCGGGATCCTCGACGAGGTTGGGGACCTGATCCTCACCGACCCCGACCCGTTCCCGTTCCAGCAACTCGCCGACACCACGATCCATGCGGTCGAAACGGGCGACACGCTCTGGGGCCTCGCGCACGAATACTTCCAGCCGCTCGCGCGGCCCTCGGGGCTCTACTGGATCATCGCCGACTTCCAGCCGGTGCCGATCTACGACCCGACGATCGCTCTCCAGGCGGGCCAGACGCTCTACATCCCGAGCGTCCGCACCGTCCTCGAGCAGATCTTCAGCGCCACCCGCGCGCAGGCGGGGTGAGCGATGCCCGATCGCGGAGCCCCGGTCCTCTTCGTGGCGATCGTCCAGCCGGGACACACCGCGATCAAGCGCCTCGACGTGACCAACTCGGTAAAAAAGCTCGAGTTCGACGACGCCGAGCACATGGCGGCGAAGCTCTCGCTCACCGTCGACAACCGCTCGCTAGCAAACTTCGACGCGCCCATCTGGCGTAAGGGCGGGGTGATCGAAGCGAGTTGGGGCTACGCCGGCGACACGACGCCGACGTACTCGTGCGTCATCCAGAGCGTAAAAGGCTTCCGCGAGCTCGTCGTCGAGGCCCTCGCGAAGTCCGTACTGATGCACACCGTGCTGAAGAGCCGGAAGTGGATCCAGATGAAGCGCTCCGACGTGATCAAGGCCGTCGCCGCCGAGAACGGCTACTCGGGCGATGCGCTGCACGTGCAGGACAGCGTGGTGGTGCTCCCCTACGTGCACCAGGTCCGCGAGACCGACGCGGCGCTCCTCCACCGGCTCGCGCGCGCCGAGGGGTACTACTTCAGCGTCGACTACGACGGGCTCCACTGGCACGAGCGCAAGACCGGGCACGCGCCCCTCCGCGAGTACACCTGGTTCAACGACCCGGGCCGCGGCGACATCATCGGCGAGCCCGTGATCGAGAACGACGTCACCGCGAAGCCGGCGAGCGTCGTGATCTCGGGGCGCGATCCGATCGCTAAGAAAGACTTCTCGGTCACGGCGGACAACGACTCGTCGCCGCGCACGGGGCTCGCGGGGGCGCTCGAGATCGTGGATCCCGTCTCCGGCGTCACCTCGTACCAGCCGGCCGCCGGGCAGAGCACCATGGCCCCGAGCTCGGATCTCAACGCCGCATCCGCGATGCGCCGAGCGCAGGGCCAGTTCAAGGATGCCCAGATGACCGCGGTAAAGCTCACGCTCCCCGTCATCGGGGACCCGCGCGTGCGCGCGCGCTCGGTGGTGAAGGTGAACGGGATCCGGTCCCTCTCCGGGAACTACTACGCCGGGCGAGTCACCGACAGCGTGAGCACCGCGGGCTTCACGCAAGCCCTCTACCTCCGCCGCGACGGGCGTGCGGAGATCTTCCCCAAGGCCGCCGCGCCGCCCACGGTGAACAAGAAGGATCCGAACACGGACACCGGCAAGCTCGAGCCCGTCGAGGTCGTGGACCCGATCAGCGGCGCAACGAAAACGGTCTACCAGGACGCCCGCGGCCGCGAGCAGAGCTGATGGCGAGCGACAAGGAGAACGAGGAGCCGCGGTACTACGGCGAGGAGCGCGGCACGGTCACGCGCAACGACGACCCGCTGATGATCGGCCGGGTGAAGGCGCGGATCGCCGGCCTGATGGAGGAGACCGAGTGGGCACTCCCCAAGGGGGGCGGCTCGGCCCAGCGGGGGCGGTGGCAAGTGCCGCCCGTAGGTGCGGACGTCACGATCTACTTCCACCGCGGCGATCCGCACGGGTATGCGTCCTACGACGCCGGGAACTGGGGCTCCGGAGAGGCGCCGACGTTCATCACGAGCGACCCCACGGTGACGCCCGAGGACGCCTGGATGCTTTCGGGGTTCGAGGACGAGCGCTTTTACGTGGTGCTCGACTCGAGGCCCGGGAAGCAGGCCGCCCGGGTCGTGGACAAGGTGAGCGGGGACAAGATCGAGCTAGATGGGAACCTCCGGCGCTGCACCGTGCAGGTCACCGGTACGGTCACGATCAACGCGGGGGCGATCGCGCTCAACGGCGCGCGCGTCCTGATCAACGGGCGTCCCGTGTCGCCCGTGGGGGGGGCGATCGGATGAGCAACAGCGGCTGCGTCTCCCTCCGGCTCCCGTTCGGCGTCACCGTCGGCGGCTCGGCGATCGCGAACCCGACGCTCACGTTCGATCCGATGCGCGGGCTGCTGGGCCAGTTCGCCGGCGTGCTCGGGCCCTACATGGCGATCTTCAAGATCGTCGGCTTCGCGAAGGACATCCTCGACGCGGTAACCGCGATCCCGGACTGCATCACCCAGGTCAACCCGAAGCCACTGATCGACAAGCTGGTCAAGGTCACCCAGGACATCGACCAGCTCCTGGGCGTGCTCCCGCCGGTGAGCGTGCCTGCGATGATCCAGGATCTCCTGGGCGCGCTGATCACGTACCTGCAGGGGCTCAAGTCCCAGATCGCGGGGCTCCAGGCGGCCACGCAAGTCACCGCCTCGCTCGAGGCGCGGGCTTCCTCGCTGATCTCGACCTACCCGGCCGCCGCCGGCGAGCTCACCCAGATCGTCCAGGCGGCGATCGGGGACACCCTCGGCATGGTCTCGGCGCTAGACGCGCAGCAATGCGCGTTCAACGAGCTGATCGGGACGATCATCATCCTTTGCGGGCTCCTCGGGCTCAAGCCGCCGCCGCTCCTCCCATGCTTCGGGGCCGCATCCGTGACCACGGCGGTCGATCTCCTCTCGGAGCTCTCGATCGTCGTCGACGCGCTCGACGCGATGATCGTGCTGCTGACCGCGCTGGGGCAGGCCCTTGGCGGCGCCACGATGCCGGAGATCCCGTGCTAGCCTCGGAGGCGTGAGCGGGCCCACAATCGGCAACCGAAACCCGGATCCCTCGGTCGCGATCGAGCCCACCGACCCGATCTCCTTCGACGTGGTGGAGGGTTCGTCGCCGTTCCTCGACATCCTGATCGCCGCGAGCCTCGCCGGTACCTCGCTCTACGAGGTCGTCTACGACGGCGCCGCCTTCGCGCCCCTCTACGCGCCTCAGTCGAGCATCCAGAGCATCGCCGGCGGCTACCGCTTCCGCGTGCGCCGGACGGGCGGCTGGGTGGGCGCGCCGACGATGCTGATCAAGGCGATCGACACCGCGGGGCTTGAGGCGTCGTGATCACTGGGGGCGGCAACCGCACCACGTGGGCGCTCAACCCGGTCGTCCCGGCCGTCGCCGGCGCCGCGGCCCCCCCAGCGCCCCCCGTGGCGACGAACCTGAGCTTCCTCGGCTTCGGGATCTCGTTCCCCCTCCGCCGCGGGCTGGCAAACGACTACGCGACCGCGGGCGGGGTCGATCAGGTCAAGTCGCGCGTCCGGAACATCGTGGGAACGAAGCGCGGCACACCCGTGCGCCCCGGCGAGCTCCCCTGGCGCGGCGAGTTCGGCAACCGCGCAAGCCTCCTCCGGCACTCGAGCAACACGTCGGCGCTCGGGAAGATGGCGCAGCAATACGTGATGGAGGCCCTCGCCAACTGGGAGCCGTGCGTCCGCGTGGCGATCTCCACGATCCGGCGTGACCCGGGCTCACCGCGGAAGCTCTGGTGCCGCACCGTCTACGACGTATTGACGTCGAACCCGGCGGGGAACCAGGTCATGCAGGCGGGCCAGGCGGTCGAGGTGCCGCTCGTGGCCTCGGCCGGATAGACTCGGCGCCATGCTGTCGCCCTCGTCGGACTACACGGATCGGGACTTCGACGCCCTCCGGATCCGGCTTTTCAACCTGATCCGGTCGGTCAACCCGCAATGGACCGACGAGAACGTCGCGAACTTCGGGAACACGATCCTCGACTCGTTCTGTTTCACCGGCGATGTTCTCGCGAAGTACCTCGACAACGCCGCGCTGAACTCGCGGTGGAGCACCGCCACCCAGCTGCGTGCGATCCTCGCCTCGGTCGCCCTCATCGGCTACACGCCCCAGGGGCAAACGGCGTCGAACGTCGAGGAAACGTTCACGCTCGGCGCCGTCACCGCCGGCGACGTCGTGCTCCCGGCGGGCACGATCGTCCGCACGCTCGATGTCAACGCGCCGATCCTGTACCAGCTCCTCGCCGCGCTCACGATCCCCGCGGGCACGACGACCGCCCAGGGCCTCGTCGAGAACTCCTCGAGCGAGACCGACACGTTCGACTCGAGCGGCCTCCTCAGCCAGAGCGTGATCCTCAGCGGGAGCCCCTTCCTCCAGACGAGCGAGCAAGTCACCGCCGGGAACGGGCTCTACGCGCGCGTCGCGAACTTCCTCTCCAGCGAGCCCACGGATCTCGTCTACACGCTCAGGATCGACGCGAACGGGGTCGCGACCATCACGTTCGGGAACGGCGTCCTCGGCGCGCCCCCCACGGGCCAGATCACGGTCGTCTACAAGTATGGCGGCGGCGCGGCTGGCGTGGTCGGCCAGGCGACGCTCGTGTCTCTCCCGGGCTCGTATACCGACGTGCTGGGCAACCCGGTGCAGATCGCGGTCACGAACCCGCTCGGGAGCTCGCCGGCGCAGGACGCCCAGAGCGTGGCGAGCATCCAGCAGCTCGCGCCCCTCTCGCTCCGCCCCGCCGGCCGTGCGATCGCGCGCACCGACTACCAGGACGTCGCCCTCCAGGTCCCCGGCGTCGCTCGCGCGCTCATGCTCTTCCGGAACCAGGACCCCGCGGTCATGGTGAACCAGGGCGTGCTCCGGATCGTGACGCCCGGGGCCACGCCGGCGAGCGCGGCGCTCCTCGCGGCGGTGGCGGCCGCCTTCGTCGCGACGCCCTACTCGGGGACGCTGAACCTCCTGATCGTGACCGGCTCGTACCTCCCGGTGAACATCCAGGTCTCGGCCTACAAGACGAGCGGTACGACCCCCGCCGCGCTCAAGGCGTCGCTCATCGCCTCGATCCAATACCTGTTTGCGGTGCTGATCCCAGCGACGGACCTCGCGGGCAACCCCAACGCGGCCGCGGGCAAGCCGAACCCGCTGATCGACTTCGGCTTCAACCTCCAGAACGCGACGGGTAACCCCAGCGGGACGCTCGACTGGAGCGACGTGTTCGATGCGTGCCGCAACGCCGCCGGGGTCCGCAAGATCAACGCGACGGGCCTCCAGCTGAATGGGGTGGCGGCGGACGTGGCGATCGCGGTGAGCCAGTTCCCGGCGCTCGGGACGATCACGATCATCGACGCCGACACGAACACGGAGCTCTGAAGTGGCGGCGCTTACGAACCTGAGCTTCGAGACCGCCGCCGGCGACGGCGTCTCGCCGGCCTCGTGGACGATCACGTACCAGAGCAGCGTCGAGGAGCTCAACGTGTTTGCGGACGGGGGCGTGCTCGAGGGGTTCGAGGACGGCTGGGACTCGAACGACTCGTACGAGTGGGCGCTGACCAACGGCAACTCCGCCGAGCTCCAATGGACGAACCCGGCCTCGACTCTCCCTCTCTTCCAGGAGGGCTTCGAGGTCGGCTGGTCGCTGAACCAGTCCTACGATCTCGACCTCGCCGGCTCGCCGTACGTCTTCAGCGCGCAGCCGGGCGGCCAAGAGGCGTTCGAGGCGGGCTGGTACGGGAACGAGGACTACGAGTGGGCGGCGTTCGGGGGCTCGGCGGTCGACCTCACCGACGGCTTCGAGACGGGCTGGTACGGGAACAGCGGCTTCGAAAGGACCCTCACGCTCGGCACCAACGCGGTCGAGGCCCCCTGGCGCTCGGGCACCGACTTCGGGAACGAGGGCTTCGAATACGTCCTCGCCGACTTCCCCGTCACCGTGAACACGTCCACGGGGTTGATCACTCCCGCGAGCACCGTGCCCCTGATCACCGGCGAGACGGTGCTTATCTACACGCAGACCGGCTCGCTACCGACCGGCTACCTGAGCGCGACGCTCTACACGCTGCTCGTCTCGGGCTCTTCGATCTACCTCCAGCTCGGGGGCACCACCGTGATCCCGAGCGACACCGGGACGGGGATCCTCTACGTCTCGTGCCCCAACTTCTTCTGGAACGACATCATCTCTCTCTGAAAGGCTAGGGCCCCATGGCGAGCGCGGATTGGACTCAGGTGCCGGGCGGGCTCAGCTCCGGATCGCTCCTCCAGGGGGTAACCGCCGGGCTCACGCCGCCGCCGGGTGGTGGCTCGTTCGTGTACGGGATGGCCTCCCTGGACGTGAGCGCGGGGGGCGGGGCGCTCTACGCCAACGCCGGTAGCTTCGGCCCCATGGCGCTCGGCGGGTCCGCTCGAGGGGCCGTCCAGCGCGCGGGCGGTGCGGGGAACACCGGCTTCGCCCCGTTCCTCTACGTGCTCCTCCAGGCGCTAGGCTTTGGGGCCCAGGCGTACCTGCTGGGGCTCAGCGACGCCGACCCGCACCGCATCGTCCTCGTGAAGGGGACACTCGCCGCGGGCATCCCGGCCGTCCCCGTCGCCGTCCCGCCGCAGCAAGGGGTGCTCGCGGTGAGCTCGGCGAGCTTCCCGATCGGGACGTGGCTCCAGCTCCGGCTCGACGCGATCGTGAACCAGAACGGCGACACCGTCCTGAACTGCTATTACAACGACCTCACCCTCGGCGGCGCGAGCGTGGCGTCGCCGACGTGGATCGCGATCCCGGGGATCCCCCAGGTGATCGACGACGTGCTCCAGGTGAACACGGGCTCGGCGCCGCTCCAGGGCGGTTACGCGGGCTTCGGGATGGTCAAGAGCCAGACGACCCGGCGAGCTCTCTGGGACGAGGTCGAGATCATCCGGCAGACGAGCTAGGCGCGCGGCGGTAGACTCCCCACGTGGGAACACCGATCTGGCTCTCCGGCGATGGCACGACCGACGGGCGCATCCAGCCCACCGGGTGGACGCCGCCGGACGGCGTGTGGGCCCTTTGCCTCGGCTCCGACGTGCCGGGGCAAACCGGGCGGCTCGAGGTGGGCGACTACCTCCAGGCCGCCCAGAGCGGGACCTACCCCGCCCAGGTGATGCGCCTCCGCGCGCGCATGCGCGGGCCCTCGAGCGTGCCGGACGGCGTCTGGTGGGAGGCGGCGGTCCTCGTGGGGGGCGCGAGCGTGCTCGTGCACCGGATCGACGCGGACACGCTCCACGACTACGCCGACATCGGCTGGGAGGTCACGAGCGGCGGGAGCGGCGCGCTCGCGTTCACGCTCACGCTGCGCGGGACGACGGGCCTCGTCGTCGAGCCCGAGCTCCCGGCGTTCTACGTCGACGCGATCACCTTCGCCGCGCCGAGCGCGAGCGACGTGCGCCTGTACAACCGCTACCCGGAGCCGGGGAGCACGGGCGCGCGGGCGGACGCGAACATCCAGTTCGACGTGTTCCCTGGCTCGACGACCGCCTCGACGCTCACCGTCACGGTGGGCGGCGTGGTCGCCTATACCGCCGGCGCGTTCACCGCACCGTTTGCGGGGGCCAAGAGCGCGGTCACGAGCGTCTCCGGCGGCCTGGGCTCGCTCCGCTTCGTGATCGACCCGCTCGCGATCTGGGGGAACGAGCAGCTCGTCACCGTCGCGGTTACGAGCTCTGACCCGTCGGCGGCGCCGGGCTCGTGGAGCTTCACCGCGGAGCGGACGAGCGGCCCCGAGATCGCCTCGGTGATGGCGCAGGGGTACCAGCAGATCCGCGTCACGTTCGACGAGGCGCCCGTCGCCTCCTCCTCGAGCGGCACCGGGGACGCCCTCAACCCGGCCAACTATGCGATCACGCGCACCCCCGGGGTCATCTCCGTGCAGCCGGCGGTCACCGGCGTCACCCAGGTCTCGGCCACGAGCTTCGACCTGGCGACGGACCTCGAGCTTTCCCCGTCGTGCCCCTACACGCTCACGATCTTGGACGTGGCCGACCCCCTTGGCAACGTGACGGCGGCCACGAGCCCCGGCGCCACGGCGCCGTTCACGTCGTGGCAGCCGCCTGTACCGGCGGGCCGCGTGTTCTCGCTCTACGGGTTCTTCTCGGACGACGCGCGCGCGCAGGATCAGAGCGGCGAGCTCCTCGCGCTGATGACGTGCATCCAGGATTGCGTCGATCTCCTCCTCTACGACATCGACTCGTTCCCGGACATCTGCGATCCGAGCCTCGCGCCCGAGCGGTTCGTCGACGCGATGCTCGCTGACCTTGGGAACCCGTTCACGTTCACGCTCACGCTCACGCAAAAGCGGCTGCTCGCGACGCTCCTTGTCCCGATCTACCAGCAAAAGGGTACGTCCCCCGGGATCGTCAACGCGGTGCGTCTCTTCACCGGCATCGAGGTCCAGGTGGATGCGATCGGTTTCGGCGTCTCGCTCGACGGCGTGAGCGACATCCTCGGCGACGGCGGGGCGTTCCCCGGGACGTTCATCCTCGGGAGCACGGTGGGCCAGGATCCCTTCGCGTTCGAGCTCGTGGTCGTCGGCACCGCCTCACCTACCGACGCCCAGGTGGCGATCATCGATCAGATCGTGACCTACGTGATGCGCGGGGAGTGCTCCTACCTCGGCATCGCCCCAACGCCGATCCCGCCGGTCGTGACCCCCGTGATCCTCGACGGCCCGATGGGGACCGACAGCGTCCTCGGGGACGGCTCCGAGGAAAACCCGGGCACCTTCGTGCTCCACTGAGCCGTGATAGCTTAGCCAGAGAGGGCCTCCGCGGATGGAAAGGAAGTTTTTCTACTTCAAGCAGCCGGTGGCCTACACCGAGATCAACGCTGCGTTCACAGGCGCGGAGAACGCGGTCTTCAACCTCGTTGTCGACTACGGGCTCGATGGGATCATCAGCGGGCTCGCCCCGGTGCAGCACGGCGGTGGCAACCTCACCGTCGATGTCACCGCGGGCATCGGTTACGACCAGCTCGGCGAGCGCACCTACGTGCCGACGCTGCAGAATCTGAATTGCGCGGTGGACGAGAACGCGGTGAGCACCGCCGTCTCCACATCGGGGCACTCGAAGATCCTGTCGGTGTTCAGCGAGTTCGAGCGCGCCCTGAGCGATCCGAGGACGGACGGCAACGCCGACACCGTGTACTTCGAGCAGGCGGAGAGCTTCAAACTGAACGTCGTGCAGGGCACGGAGGCGACGAGCCCCACGCCGCCGGCGCTCGTGGCGGACCAGTTGCTGCTCGCGGACATCACCCTCAGCTACGGGCAGAGCGCGATCGTCACGGCGAACATCTCGTACGCGCGCGCCCAGTACGCGAGCAGCCCGACGGCGCCCGCGGCGAGCGCCGTCACGGCCGTGGGCGCGAGCGGTACGCGCTTCTCGACCTCCACGGGCTCGGCGCAGTCGCAACTGAACGCGCTCAAGTCCGGGATCGACGCGCTCGAGACCAACGGCGTCGACACGATCAAGCAGTTCGCGAACATCGCGGCGCTCCGAGCCACGGCGGCAGCCCCGAGCTACGCGGTCGCTGCCGTGTGCACGGTGGTGGGGTTCGGCGTGTTCGTGTGGAGCGCATCGAGCACCGCCGCTGACGACGGGTATTTTACGATCCAACCCACGGGGCTCGGGACGGGCCGGTGGGTTGGACTCACGGGACCACTGGGTACGGGTCTCGCCCAGAACGATGCAACGGGTCGCGTGCCCGCGGCGGGCGTGCGGAACGGTATCGTAGCGATCGTACAAGTGAATAACGTGGGGGCGGGAAACGAGCTGGTCGGAACGAGCGACGAGCTGATTACGGGCTTGCAGTTTACCGTTTCTACCACCGCGCAAGCCGGCGATATACTCATCCTCCTCGCCACCGTTAACCTTACGACGCCCGGCTCCGGCGGAGCTCCCGGCTTTGCCACCACGTATTCCCAGGTGAGCGAGAACGGCGGCGGCTTCGCGACGATCCCGGGCTCCTCAATCAAGTCCCCGAACCTCACTGGAGCGGCGGGAGGCAGCGACTGCGGCCTCTCTGGAGCCGCATATCACGTGGTAGGTGCATCCGGTGGGCTCGCCGTCCAGCAACACATCAACGCCTCCGCGAGCTTCGTCGCGACGATCACCACGGCTAACCAACTGCTTGCGGTCCTCATCCGGCCCTAACCTGTGCAAGTGATCGAGACCATCGCCGTGGACAAGGCTGTCGATCAGCTCGTGAACTACGGCGCTCTCGGCCTCTGCCTCGTGCTCGCGCTCGCCGCCATCGTGTACATCGACTACGACCGATCGCGCGTGCGGAAGCGGCTCGAGCAAGAGCAGCAAGCGCGGGTCGATGACGCGAAGGCTTACCTGGAGATGGCTCTCGAGCTCCAGGCGGCCGAGCAGGAGAAGATCACGAAGCTGGCTGGGGTGGCCGAGGCGCTCCGCGAGCGGTCTAGGCTCTGAGCCATGGCCTCGATCAAGCCCCCGCGCCCGACGAGCCTCCGGCCGCCGCGGCAAAACTACGAGGGGCCGAAGACTGGCTCGGGGCAGCACCCGGCGGTCCAGGCCTTCCGCGCAAAGCTGCAGAGCATCCACGAGCACACGGTCCCGGCGATGTCCGAGATCGACGAGGATCTTGCGCAGTACCTCGTTGAGGACGACGATACGGAAGAGCCCACCCCCACCACGCCGCCACCGAAAGGCCCCAAGCCATGAGCGTCCCGATCAACCTCCCCGCCTGGCTCTCCTGGCTCGGCCCGCTCTCCCACCAGGGGCCGGCGATCATTGCGGCGATCGTGGTCTTCCTCGGTTTGCTCTCGGCGCTTTGCACGAGCCTAGCCGTCGTCTTCAAGCTGCTCGTCCCCGTCTGGCCTTTCGCCGACAAGATCGTGGACGAGCTCGGGGTTGCGGGCCTCAAGATCAACCGGATCGGCCAGTGGTTCGCGATGCTGGGCTCGAAGATCGGCCGCAAGAAGCCGCCCTCGCCCCCGGCGATCACGCCCGCCGCGCAGGCTGGCTACGCGCGCCTCGGGGCCGTGCTGGCGTCCCTCGTCCTCTGCTCCGGCGTGCTGGTGATCCTCGGCTTGCTCGGCCCGCTGGCGCCGGTTGCGAGCGTGGCCGGGTGCGCGGCCGCCGTCGCGGTGGTGCCTGTCGCGGTGACGCTCGCCATCTGCATCGCCGACACGGCGCAGGCGAACCCCGGGCTCGACTTCCTCCAGTTCCTCACGGCGGCCGTCGATCGGTGCGGCGCGGATGCGGAGGCGATCATCAAGGAGATCATCGCGAGCACCGACCCGAACGTTGCCCAGTACGCAAAAGAGGCGAAGGCGGCGCAGGGTGACCCGGCGAAGCTCGCCGAGGCAAAGGCGTACGTCGCCTCCCACCGCCGAGCGTCGCGGTGAGCCACCCCTCGCGCGGGCGCGGTTGCGAGGTCCGGAGCGCGGATCACAAGCGGGCTCGCTTCGGCGGGATCCATCTCGCGCTCGGGATCGCGCTCGGGGCCGCTCCCGCCTACGCGCGCAGCTCCGATCTAACGCCCCATTGCCAGTACCGGCTCGACCAGGGGCAAAGCTCAGCATGCGGCGGCCACGCGCCCGCCGTGTGGCTCCTGATCGCGGCCTCGATCGCGGGGGTCGATCTCGGCTTCGCGGGGCCGCCGAGCCAGCGCCACATTTACGGGTGCGCGCGGTGCGTGGAGGACAAGGGCCCGGGGCCGCTCGAGGACTCGGGCGTCGAGCCGGCCGACCCGATCATCGCGATCGCCTCGTGCGGGGTGCGCGGGATGCCGCTCACCTCCACCGGCACGATCGCGCTGACGGCGGACGGGCGTTGCTCGGACGTGCAGACGGCCGAGGATCTCGTCGATTGCCCGGGTGCGGTCCCGAACGTGGGCCTCCGCCCGACGGCCGCCGAACTGGCCGAGAGCGCGCGCGACCTCGTGCTCGGGGCGTACGCGATCGAGCCCACCTCGCAGTATTTCTGCGAGCTCGTCGCCGCGGCCCTCTCGGGGGACCCGAGCAAGGGGATCAAGCCGCGGCCCGTTGCCGTGTGCATCTGGGCCGACGATCCCTTCGAGAAGTGGGGCGAGGGTGACCCGATCGCCACGAAGCCGCCGCTCGCCGGCGCCGTGCAGTGGGGGACCGGCGGCGGTCACTACGTGACGATCGCGGGCCACACCACGCTCCCGGACGGGACGCTGGCGTTCCTGATCCTCAACTCCTGGTCCGCGAAGTGGGGCGTCGTCCCGCCGAGCGGCGGCCTCGCGGGGCTGATCTGGGTGACCGCGTCGTGGCTCAAGGCGAGCGCCTCGGAAGCGTACGGGATCGACCTCATGGTCAAGGCGGCCGCGTGAAGGGGCTACCGTTCGCGACGGCGATCGCGCTCGTGTGCGTGGTGCTCGTGTGCTGCATGCCGCACGACGCCGGGGTGGCGGTCGTGAACGTGGTCCCCGACGCGAGCGACGCGGCGGCGGTGGCCGCGGCCTCGAGCGCCGCTGTCACCGCGTGCGCGACGGCGAAGCGGCTCGGGTGCGGCCTCGGCGCGACGCCTGAGTGCGAGTACGCGCTACGGGTCGCGATCCTCGAGAGCGACACGACGCTCGCCGTGGTGGCGTGCGCAGGCGGCGCGCCGACACCCCCCGCGTTCACGGCGTGCGCGCCGGACTTCTTCGCGGGTGCATGCGCGACGGGGACGCCGTGATGCCCGCCTCCGCCGATCTCGCGGACATCTTCTTCGTGAGCCTGGCGAGTCACTACGGCGAGCAGGCGCCGGCTCTCCTCCAGGTCTGGCAGAGCGAGAGCGGGATCCGCCCGGCCGCGCACAACCCGGCCGGCCACGCCTCGGGCCTCTGCCAGCTGATGCCCGCGATCGCGAAGGGGCTCGGCTGGGCGCCGGACGATTGCGAGCCCGCCCCCCCCCGCCGTCCCCCTCGCGAAGTACCGCGCCCTGGCCGCGCCGGCCCAGCTCGAGCCGTGGGTGGTCCGGTACTACGCGCCGCACGCGGCGAAGTGCACGAGCCCGGAGCTCTGGTACCTCGCAACGTTCCTCCCCGCCTACCTCGTCGAGAAGACCCAGGCGGAGCTCGTGGACAGCCTCGTGATCTGCGCGAAGGCCGGCCCGCTCGGCTGGGCCTACGCCGCGAACATGACGTTCGACCCGGCCGGGGCGGGCGTGATCACGCTGGGCGATCTCGGCGCCGCGATCGCCCAGTACTCTGCGTTGATACCACTGCTT